ATTGATTTGGCGTAGGCGTCATTAGAACCATATCGGTGGCTGATTTCTGTAATCTTCCATCCTGTTGCATAGCAGTTAACATCGGTCTACCATCAGGGAACATTCTAGTAAACATGATTTCACCTAGCTCATTGGTTTCCTGCGCCTGCTCTGATTCTACTAATTGCATGATTGAGTCGTGATAAGCATCAGGCAAAGTAGCAGTAGGTAATACTAATGCTGATCCCGAATCACCAGGTAGTGTTCTAAAAACAACTAAAACTTTCGCTCCGGTATTTTTCATTTTACCTATATGCTTATAAGTTCTCATAATTATTCCTTCCTTGCGGTTACTGATTCGAGAAACAACGATAGTTTGTTATAAGCCTTGCCTACGCTTTCTAATTCGGCGGCTCTGAATGCGCCACGCTGAGTAGCAACTTCAATAACATTTTTTACAGCTACTAAGTCACTGATGTTTAGGTCAGTAGCAACTTTGGATTCGTCAGTCGGCACTTTGTTGTCAGCGACAGGCGGTTGTTGATTGTATTCGTTTACTTCTTCGGTCATATTTTATCTCCTAATATATGGACATGCCAGTAAAAAATAAGTCGCTTCTTTATGGTTTTCAAAAGAAACGATCCATTTATATCCTAACTTATTACTTTTATCAATCTTAGTTAATCTATTGATTGAAAATCTACCCGCTAACTTTCCTCTTATCCAATCGATAGTATTAGAATGATCAACCCATAAATGGACATCTTCATCTAATTCGATCTGTTGAAAGTGTGGAGGAACATAGCTGAGTTCTCTATCTTTTAAAAGATCAGATTGATTGTAAGTAATCATGAAATATTTATATGCGTAGATTATTGTAGGATTTAATCTTGATTGAATCTCTTAGCCACTGCTTTAGTATAACCAAATTTTTTAACGTCTCCGGAAAAAAGATGCAGCTCTAGAGCTGCTCTTTCCTTAAAAACAAAAATACTGGTTTTGTTAATATAATAAGGGGATTCTATAAAAGAGTCAAGCCATATAAGTATCTGGCCTGTAATTTTAAAATCGCTGGGAAATTTAATTTCGTAGGATTTAAGTTCTGTCTGGCCAATTAAAAAATCAAACCCTGCTTCTGTAAGTCTTAGACCGCCTTGTTTTTTATTGCGAAAACTTTGCCAAAATACTTTCTTGTATTTTTCTACTTCTTCTTTTTCTAATGTTTGATTCGCTGCTTTTAAAAAAGCTTCGGTATATTTAAACTTTAGGTCCATCTATGGTCAAACCTTCTGTAAGTTTCACCACGGTAAAGTCGTTGGTTTTAAACAGTCGATTAAGTTTCTTCGCAAGATTAAAAGCATGACCTGGATTGCTAAAACTAACTTTCTTATATTTAGGACCGGGGTAACTTGCAACCATACTACCGCTTTTTAAGTTAAAAGGTTTACCCTGATAGAAGACGGCCCATATAGCTTCGCTGTCTAGGATCTGTTCTATTTTATAATTGTCTTTATTGACAAATTCAAGCAATACTTTAGGTTTTGGTCTACTCATATATACGTCTTCTTATAAACAACGTATATATTTATCCTTATTTAGAAGTTCCCACCGTCGAACTTAACTGTGATATTAGAAGTTGCTTCTTTTATATCCTGCAATACAGACTTCATTTCTTTAATACCAGCAGCTAGTTCTGTAGAAAACAGGGCTAATTCTGTAGTTAGCTCTCTGGCTTCCTGTATAGTCAACCTTATTTCTTTCTGCTGACTGCGCTCTGCAACTTGAATTCTAGACAGAAGTTTTTCCACAGTAGGAAGTCTATTTGTTGACATTGTTTAAAATTAGCCTCATTTCGATCTCTGTTTTAAAGGGTCCTTTAAATTCGTATCTCTGCAGAGTAATTAATTTAGGACAAAAACTCTTTACCCATCCTTTATCAAACCGTATTACATAATATCCCGCACAATAAATGCTTTTGCTATCTTCACTCTTGGTATAAAGAGGCAGTTTCTTTTTTATATCGAACATGGCATTGTGGGGAGTAGAACTAGACGGGTAGCCATGCACCTCATTAGGAGGACTATCGTCGGCTTCTTTGATAATTTTTGCTATGAAGAAATCTTTGCCGAATTTTTTAGTTAAGGTGTCCTTGGTAAAAATTTCTACTCCTAAACTATTGCTCATGACAAATTTGTTATCGTCGTTCTTTCGTAGAGTGGCGAATTTTTCTCCGTCTTTTTCTACGATCCAAAATTTGTTGTCGATTATAGTTTTAGCTTTTAAGGCTGACATATCTTTTACCTTTACGCAATCTTTGATTTTTTCTTTGCAGGTATTTTCATACGGACAAAGTTTCTGTAATATATCTTGCATTCAATGGCTCCGCATAACTCTGTGCCTGCTCTGAAATTTTCTTCAAATCATACAAATGACAGAATTTCATAAGTCTGATACCGACCTGGCCGACATCTTTATTTAAGACAGCAGCATTTTTTACAGTTTTGTTAATGATCTCACGTATGTGTTCTGGTTGATATGAAAGATCGATTAATCGACGATTTCTTTCATAATCCTCTAAAACTCTATGTTCCTTGCCTTCGTGATCAGTCCAACGTTGTAACATAAGGTTATTCCACGAAAAGCCTTTTGACTTTCGATCCTCAAACGCTTCAGTGAGACCAACTTTCTTGGATGAGCCCTTAGTTCTAACACCTGGGTATGCAGAGAACACATTATCGGAAGTGTCACCGCGCATGCACTTTTCGAACAGTAACCATTCGGGGTTGGGCGCAGGCTTAGGTTCTTTGGTCTTCTTATCGATAACCGGTTTACCTTTGTCATCAAAGATACCTTCGTGGGTGATAACATGCTCCATCACTCCGTTGTACTGTTTTACATTGGGCGCTATTAGCTGAACAAAGTCGGTGTCGGTAGAAATCACAACATGATTGTTATCGGGATGATTTTGTATCCAACCTGCAATAAGATCATCTGCTTCTAATTGTGGATGATGAAGCACTGTACAATTTGTTTTATCTGTAATGAATTCTTTGAATTTATCAAAGGCTTCCCAAAATACACGATCTTCTTCTTGTTCGCGCTCGTTTAGAGCAGCACGAACTTCTGCACGGTTTCGCTTATAAGGTTCGTAATAATCTTTACGCCAGCTACGACCTTCTAAGCAAAAAATAACATGACTGCCATTAAATTGTTGCCATGCTTTTCTAATAGAATTTAAGGTAATATGAAATGCCATACCAAGTTTGATATCAGCATCTCCGTTAATTACATGCCTGGCACGGAAAAATGTGTTAGCAGTATCGACTATAATATAAGTCATTGGTTTTTTCTTTTTACACTCTGTATATCTATAACACCTGTGTTAACAGGGCCGCCGTAATCTCCATCGACAACCACATTGGCGCAGAGTTCTCTGAACCAGCGATCGACGATTTCTTCCTCCGGATCGCCATCCGTACCGTAACCTTCTTGTCTTAATTGTAACACAAAGTACTCATTCCAGTCAAGCTCGAAGAATCCATTTCGAATGTTTTCTTTATTAACATGCGTATTTAGAACACCGACCCACGGTTCTTTTTTTCTAGTAGCATATTCTTTTGGATCTTTCTTTTTCAGAAGTTCCAATTCTTGTTCTTCTAGTTGTTTGATTCGAGATTCGTTTTCGGCAGTAATTTTTTCACGCTCTGCTTGTAGAGCCTGTTCTTTGGCAGCAATGCCAGTGATTTTCTTTAACCAATCTTTCATTAGGTACCCCACTCATTCTTAAATAGCGGAACTTGTAATCTGTCCGAATATCGATATCCTTTACGCATCGCTAACTCTGCGACTGCCCTATTATTCATACTGTACACTGACTCCACTCCGCCTACCGGCATCAGATATACCGGACCTTCAAAACCAGCATTTCTAAACTCTGAAACTGCTCTTTCGGCATCTTCGGCATCTTGCTCTGTAGAAATAACAAATTTAAGATAAGTGTAACCGTATTCTTCATATTCAGCAACGATTTCCGGATTAATAGCATCTTCCCACTTCTCGCCAGAGCATGGTAATTTTGCACTGACTGAAAATGTTAAACTATTTCTTCCTCTGCCAAGATTAATTGTGCCATCGTGATGCCATTCTCTATGTATCCAAGTTTTAAATTCTTCGGATAACGGTTGGGTTCCGTTAGTTTCAAAAGTAAGCTCTTTCAATGAACGCATTTTAGGATGCATTAACAAATCAGGATAAGAACGCTGCCAGCCCAATAGCGGCTCGCCGCCTGTAATAACTAGGTGTTCGTCCCGCCATTCTTTATAGGGCAAGATCTCACTAATTCGTTCTGCGATGGCGTCTGTCGTAAGCACTGGACTAAGGTGTTTAAAGCGTGGATCCCAACTAGCGTAGCTGTCGCAACCAGTAGATACCAATGGAAGCTCTTCGTAACTTTTATATAAATCGATTTTACTTGCGACTGAATCCACCTCACTACTCAACTCTCCTCTAGGCATTCCAAAGCCAGCACATTTAAAATTGCATCCAAATACTCTCAGGAATACGCTGGGAACTCCCATGTATCTACCTTCACCCTGTACGCTGTAAAATAGTTCTGCTACTTTTAATTTAGCCATTATTATCTTATATCCTTGATTGCATTTAACATGATAGGGTCCAGCAATAATATATTTGTTGCGAACACGTATCTTTTTTTGTTTTCTAACACTGGAGTTACTCTGTGCATTATATGACCAGGAAACAATATTAAATCATTAGCCATAGGTTTTAATTCTTCGGGGTTGCTACCAGTTGAAAGGACCAGTGACGAAGATTCCTCTACATCTGCATAGTATACAGCCACTAACGGAAAAGGCCAATGATTATGGTGTTCGGCGAATTCCAATTTTCTATAGAATCCAGCCCATGCCTGAACAACTTTGGCATAATAATCTCTAGCAGTTCTATCGATCTTTAATGCTATTTCTTCGCTATATTCTTCAATAACTTTAATCAGTTCGTCGAATCCGGGATGACGAATCGCTTCGTACGTATGCCAACATTTTAGATTTGATTTAGATGATTCGGGATACTTATCATGAAGGTCGTCAATATTTGCCTTAATGATATTCGGATCTATCAAACCATCTAAATTTATTACAGCGTAAAAGTTTTCCGGACGATCGCTGTTATAAAATTTAATTTGATTGGTCGACTTTTTAGTCAGAGAAAAGGACCCGTTACCGTTATCTTTCCAGACGATGGTATCACCTTCTTTCCAACCTGACTGTTCTAGAAAGTCCTCGGGAAAAGTCAGGATGCCATCACCTGTATCAGGATCTTCTTCGACAGTTAGTGTCCAAGATGTTCGCTTAACATTATCTTGCATAAGAACGCATCCTTTTCATCGTAAAATTGAAACTTCATCCATTCTGAACTGAGGTCGGTTTTATATTTTCCGCCTGGAAGTCCAAAGCGATCCACTACCCGAGCACAGAGATCATTCCACCAAACAATAGTCTGGGTGTCGTTAGTCCACGGAATCATTACTTCGTGCATGATCTGATCTTATGTACTGAAATATTTTTCTATGACTTCTAGCTTGTCCATATATTCGGCTATCTGTGCCACTTCTTTTTCAATAGCATCCATTATATCGCTATGCTCTGAAATAGCTAAGGGATTATTTAACATTACTTCTACATTAATTTTGTGTTTTTCAATATGTGCTAGATAGTGTTGTTTACTAGCTTCTAATAATTGTTTTCTCATTATTCTTCACCGTGATCTTCAAATAGTTCCATGAGGTATGCTTCAAACTCTTCCTCAGTCATGTTGTGTAGTCCAGTACAAAATCCACTAGGGCTTCTTCCGCAGCCACATGGTTTTTTTACATCTTCTTGAATCATTTCTTCCATAATTTATAATTTCCTTTCTCTGGTATTACGTGTCGCACACCGCCTCTGGGATCAGTCATATCTCCCTTGCGCCTGGGTATTAAATGAACATGGGGCCAAGTGCAGGTCTGTCCAGCAGCTTCTCCCATGTTAATGCCTACATTATACCCGTCCCATTGACCTGAACTTACTTGTTTTATTCCAAAATTAACAGCGTTTTGAAATGCATCAGTAAGAACAGCCAGTGTGTTATATTTAGGTACAAATAATAGATGACCTTCGGTAACAGGATAGATATCTAAAAAGACCTTGATATGAATATCTTCCCATACTTGTTCGGACCAAGGAGCACCTTTACTATCTTCGATGAAATCCGGTTCGCTGTCTACAGCTTTTTGTATGTCATTCATTTACACCACCAACTCTCATACGGGAAGTCGACCCACACATCGTTTTCTGCTTTATTAATTTCTCTGGCTGAATAAGAGACTTTAATTTTAGCATCACTTGATAAGTTATCATATAGAACAGCAAACCTAGTGGTGTTACCCCAGATACTGTGCCATCTAGGATCGGTTTTATGACATGATGATTGCCAATCATTCAAAATCCAATTTATAGTTGCTCCAGAATCATTTATGTCATCTACTAATAAAATATTTTTTCCGCTGTAAGAATCGTCGGCCATCCACAGATTACTTTCGCTGTCTTGATTGTCCCTTAAACATACTTTCAGTGTATTGCAAGGAACATTGAAGTAATGACTAATCATTACAGCAGGAATAAGTCCACCCCTAGTGATTCCTATCACATAATCGGGTTTCCAATTACTATTCGTTATTTCTCGGCATAGCACTGAAACAGCACCCTGCAGATCAAACCAATCAAGACTTAACTTGTTCATATCTCATCCTTAAATAGTCATCCCACTTAATCCATTTTCCATCTACATCAAAACCCCATTCTTTTCTATGGGCTCCGGGCATAAACAACGTCCAGCAAGTTACGCCAGGTTTAAGCTCAATCCTATGATATGAATCAGCAGAAGAAATGCGGAAATGACCAGGTCCCCTCCATTTTCGTATTTCACCGATCTTAACACCTTCCTCGTTAAATTCCGGAACCCACTCATAATAACCACCTTTGAGTATAAGAGTAGCATAAGGCCATGGATGATCGTGTAAGTCATCTGGATCTCCTTTTAGGAATTTATGTAAGAATATGTTAAAAGGAAAGCGTTCACGTTCTTTAAGAAACAAGTAATAACGTTCTAGATAAGGTTCATCACTGACCCTATCCATAATAATACGCTTTCGGCCCAATCGTTCTAATAATTTAAGCAACATGAACTTCCTCTTCTAAGTAACGTTTTAATTCCTTGTCTGTAGGTTTTACAGAATAATTATTTTTAAAGAATATTTCGTAGCTATCGCTGCCATATTTTCCGATACCATAAAGTTCAGTAGCATCGTATCCATCCCAAAGTAGATAATCACCGGTCATTCCTTTAAGTCTTTTCAATCTTACATTTACCATGCCTAAAGGCCAGATCACTTCTTGTATATCGGAACTGTCGGCTAATAAGAATGACCAGGGATTATCCCAACGACTAAGAAAAATAGGCAAAACATATTTCACAGCCTTTCTTCCCGTCTGATTCAACATGATCACAGCTACCATATGTTGCCACGCACGTATCCATTCGTTGTCGCCAGGTAGCTGCTGTTGTACCATTAATTCATCTTTGAGAGGAACTATCATTTGAAACTATTCTTTACCTATATATTCTTCGCCAGTGTCTTCGTTGGTAAGTTGGATAGGGCCGTAGATCCAAAACTCAGTATCATCATTCGACCAACCTTCATTTTCCAAACCTTCAAAGAATTCTTCGTTCCAGATTTCTTGTAGTCGTTCCTGTTCTTCTTCCGGCATGTCTTCCGGAAATTGCCAGTCGACCCAGCAACCGTCATACATTTCTTCCATTTCCCAATCTTGATCCTGGGAATACTGTTCCCATCCATCAGGATTATCTAGATCAATATCGGGTCGCTCTGCACTTTCGCAAGTCCAAGTACCCCATCGATATCCTTCTTCTTTAACGATAGTCATGCCATCCTTATACCAAAATTGGCGCTCGACAGCAGATTTTTTATTATAATTTTGTATTTTCCATGTAGCCATAATAATTACCTCGGTGCAAATTCTTGTTGAAGTTTGATATTATCCATAAACTCTTTTTTAGTTCCTGGATCTTCTTTGAACGCTCCCATAAGCACAGTAGTCTGTGTTAGACTGCTATGCGCCATAATTCCGCGGTTTTCGCAACAACCGTGTGTAGCCTGGATGTAGACTCCGATGTCTTTAGCGTTGGTTGCTTCTTGGATTTCTTTGGCAATCTCGTTGCAAAGTTGTTCTTGTAATGTGCCTCTTCTAGCACACCATTGCGCGATACGAGTGTATTTCGAGAGACCGATAACTTTTCCATTCGGTATGATTCCTATATAAGCGACACCATTTACTGGTTGATGATGATGACTGCACATTGATCTCAGTTCTGATCGAACTACTAACATTCCTTTGTAAGCCTCATCGCCGTCATTAGGAAAACTTGTAGCATCTGGTTTGGGTTCATAACGACCTGCCATGATCTCATTGAAATACATCTTGGCTAATCTTCGAGCAGTACCTTGACTGTTGGGATCAGTGTCGCGATCTATAAGCAACCGATCTAACACAGTCTCAAATGCTTCAGTGGCTTCGTTGATTAAATGTTCTTTATCCGATTCGTGAAGATAATCACTGATGTTATCTCCTGCCCAGAACCTTTTACCATCTCGCTTCATTCTAGCTCGAAGCGCATCTGCTAGGTAACCTTCTTCATAGCCTTTGTCTGAAATTGTGTCAAGGCCTGTTTGTTTTTCTTCCATTAAATTTTCTCCGAGTTTTTGTCGAGGATGACATAATATTATATAGGTTATTTAGGTCAACGTCAAGATATTATTCCGGTAATTTGTAAAGTATACCTATCTTCTGATCCTAAGTTAGCAGCCATATGGGGACAATCACCATTCCAAGAAATATAATCGCCCTGCTGCCAATTAGTAATGGGTTGTCCATTGATTTCTGAGATATGTCCAGGTTTCCATTTTTCTAAAAACACAATAATTCTTTGTATATCTTGTAAATCAATATTTGGATTCATTTTTACAAAATATCCGTATCGATCTTTGTGATATGGCAATATACTTCCTGGAGGCATTTTTTGTATGCTTATTGAGATATTTTTAAGATGATTAAAGTTAGATATAATTTTTTCTTTATAACTATCGGGTATGTCTCTGTACAGGTGAGCAGTTATGTTGGTGTATAAATTTTTATCGTTATCGTTTACCAGACTAAATCCCCTAAGGGGATCATAGGGAACTTCGTATTGATAATTTTTAAATTCATCATTAAGGAATGATAGATCTATATTATTAGACACTATTATTCCTCCCAAACATATGGTCCTTTTTTATCAACAGCAAATGTTAGATAAGTTTCTATCTTATCTAAATCTTTTTCGGTTTTTAAACTTAATAATTCGTTAGCAAAATGTAATTCTACTCCTAGTTTTAAGGCTAAGTTTAAAATTTCGTTTCTTCTATCTATATCGTCGGTTAAACAATAGATGCTACACAAAACGATACCGTCTGGCCTTTCCCGTATGTAATGCTCCAACCCAGGTTGCCAATCCATGTGTTCATTTTCAAACTCGTATGATGTGTAGCTAATTTTATTTTTAGCACAATACGGTTCCATAGTGGCACGTTGCATAGGCAGCGGAATATGTTTGCTGAATTTGCTGTTCCAGCCAGCATATGTAATAAAACTTTTTCCGGTGTAGTCCATTTCTTCCGCAACTTCATAATCGCCGGGCAGTCGCATGAAGCCTCCGGGCAATCTTCGGCCCCATTCTTCGCCTTCGATTAGAATTCGCATGTCCATGCTGACTCTGGTATATCCTTCGTTGTTATTTCTGTTTCCGTGGATATGTTCTTGAAAGAATAAATGACTTTGTCCGGGTTTCAAAGTTACAGGCCAGGCATGTTTTAAACACTCTTCTTCGAAACGTTCTAAACTCCATTTCTCTGCTAGGATACGTTTAGTAATTTCACGGCTAATATCTAAGTCTAGCATCCACATGGTATTAGTACCACGTGCTTCAGTAAATGGCGTCCAGATAGTACGACAACCTCTACCGTTACCAACAAAGATACCTTGATGG